CGTTTTCGCCTTCTGTGATTTTGGCGTAGTACAGCTTATCAAGACCAATGGTCGCCATAATTATTCCTCCATTTCGTAATGTTGGGCCACATCCACAACATAGTGGTGGTAGCCAGTTTCCGTTTCAAAACCGTTATAGCGGCGGTCTGTGATGACGAAGTCATCGGCCAAGAGCGCCTTTACCATCCGGTTTTTCAGTGCGGTATAGCTCCCCTGAGAAAACAGGGAAATCCGGGCTTCCTGTACATCCGTTCCGGGAGCATTGTCCGCAAACAAATCAAAACTGTCGGACAGGGGTATTACGACGATGTACTGCTTGGGGGCAGCATCAGAGAAAAACCCTGTCTCAATCGGTATTGAGAGGCGGGAAAGAGTGGTTTGCAGATCAGAAAGCAGACTCACAGCTTTTTCACCTCCTGCTCAAATCGTTCCTGCATAGCAGCGATACACTCCTTTCTTGCGGCGCTTTTGGCGGGCTTGAGGAAGGGACGTGCAGGCTGTCCGTGCTTTCCATATTCCAGAACATTGGCAATCATGGCATTGCTTTTTCCGTCGGCACGTGGCTCGGAAAAGCCGACTTTAATGTCGTGGTTGCCGTTCTTGTCGAGTTTTACCGGAGACAAGCCGAGAGAAGATGCCAACTCGCCTGTGCTGCGGCTTGGGTGCTTGGTTCCCGAACCGATAACGGCAGAGAGCTTGCCTTGTACAGCCTTGAGTGCGACTTCACCGCCAGCCTCAAGTACCTGCTCGGCGACGGCATCAAAATCCTTGCCCAAGCGGGACATCTGCAGTAAGAAATCCTCCGGCATTTTCACATCAACTTTTGCCAACTGTCGCCACCACCTTCTTGGCCAGTACCTCCGTATACATACCGCGTCCCTTTACATCTTCCACAGAGGTGATATCAAACCGCTCGCCGTCGCAGACAATAAAGTGGTCAGTGGTGATGTCAACGTTCATCAGCTTACGGAAACGAAACAAGTCGGTCGCCTCGGAGAAAGCGGCGAGGTTTACCCAACGCTGACTGCCATGACGCCCCTCCTGATATACACGAATAGTGGCGAGGGTTATCTCCTCGGAAGAGGAGAACCCCTCGCTGTCTTTGACTTTCTGAATGGCTTTGATTTCGGCAAAGCGGTTCATTTTTCCGTAACTCATGCCTTACACCTTCCAGTTCCGATCAAGCCGGAGCAGTAGATTGACCGTAGTCCAAACCTGCTGTCCGGCCTGTACGTTATCGGAGAAGAAGCCGCCTGTGCTGCCGTCCCTAGACTCATAAAAGTGTGAGGCCAGCATGATAACGGCTTGTTCTGTAGTAGGTGGCATGGGGTTCTCAGAATAGTAACCTTCTTCGATATGCTGATAACTTTCCGCGTAAGAAATGGCGGCGGTGATGAGACGCTCAAGCAACACATCATCCGCCGAATGTTCCAGAATCAGATTTTCTTTTACCTTACTCAGAAGCGTGCTCATCACCGTCACCTCCTCCTATTAGGTTGCGCTGCCAGCCATCTTCAGAACCTTGACGGCCTCAGGCAGGATCAGTCTGCCGTCTACGCGCTTGGTGGCAAGGAAGCCGACCTGACCATTGCCAGCATACAGCTCGTTCAGTCTGCGGAAGGTGATACCCTCACGGTCGCCAATCCAGTAGTACTTGAGATCACCAAATGCAATAACATTTTTGCCGGCCTCAATGGAAGGCACCGCGGGAGAGGCGTATACGGGGCGGCCCAGAATGGTATCGGGAGTACCAATCTGCATAGAGGGCTGCCACAGGTACTGCTTGGTATCATCCTTCAGCTTACGAATGGCCTGAATGGTGGAGTCATTCATCACCCAGACAGCATTCTTGCGATAAGGAGTGGGCAGGCTGTGGAAAAGATCGATAATCTCGTCTGCGGTGATAGCCGTCTCACTTGCAGCGGTTACACCCACAGAGGCACCTTCGGTTTCATGGAAGAAGCCATAGGGACGGTCGCTGCCGGTACCAGATACAAAGGCAAGCTCCTCGGCATTGCCAATCTGGCGAGCAAACTCCTGACGGAAATAGCTCTCAAGATCAAAGGCAGAGTCAGCCAGCAGCTCCTCGGAAATCTTGATCAGGGCAGTCAGTTTGTGGGCGGTCAGCGCCTTCTGGCCGAAGGTTTCATTGAGCTCAGTGATAGCGCTGTTTTCATCGGTCCAAGTAGCAGCACCGCGAGTGGATACCACAGGGATCTTGGTAGAGTTGGAAGAAGTGCTGAAGGTATGAGCCAGCTTACGAATCACCAGCTGCTCATCCAGTGCCTTTACCAGAGTGTGTTCAAAGGTCTCAGGAACAAGGAAGCCGCCCTCAGAATCGGTACCCTCGGAGAGCACATTGCGGATCTCCATATTGCTCTTGTTGCGCATATGGTTCCAGAAGGCGGACTTGTAGGTATCAGCGGCGCGACCGGACTTCTTGTCAGTAACACCCATGGGCTTTTCCGTAATGGGCTTGTTCACAGGCTGAGCCAGCTCGCGGTCCAGAGCCTCCTGACGCTCCATACGAGAGATCTCCTTGCCGAGGTCAGTGATTTCCTGTTCCATGCGGGTATAGGCGGCATCGTCCTCTGCGGAGAGCACACCCTTTTCGTTGCGGTGGGCCTCAAGGAAGGCCTTGGCACCCTCCCAAGCCTGTGCACGCTTAGTTCTCAGTTCATTAATAGTCATGATGATATTCCTCCTTAGTTAATATTTCATAAGGTTCAAACGCTCCATCAGATCGTCTACGGAGCGCCCGGTAGCTTCAGGCCTCTGTGCCTTTGCCGCCATTTTGTTCATGATGGATGCCTCAACTGCCTTTGCGGAAAAAGCGAAGGCCTCTGCATCGACACTCTTCTTGGAATCCTCCAGAATGCCGTCGCAGAAGCCCAGCTCAATTGCCTTTTTTGCGTTCATCCATGTGGTCTCATCCATAAGATGAGAGAGTTTTGCGCGAGACAGATTTGTCTTGATTTCGTAGGCATTGATGATGCTTTCCTTCACCTCCGCCAGCATATCCATTGCCTTCTTCATATCTTCTCGATCACCAACTGCGATTGTGGAAGGGTTATGAACCATCATCATTGCGGTAGGTGCCATCAGGACCTTTGTTCCCGCCATAGCAATGACAGAGGCTGCGGAAGCTGCAATGCCGTCAATCTTAACAGTGACATTTCCCTTGTAGTCCATGAGCATTGCGTAGATCTGGCTTGCAGCGATACAGTCGCCACCGGGGGAATTCAGCCAGATTACAACATCGCCGCTACCAGCGAAGAGCTCATCACGGAACATTTGAGGGGTCACGTCATCGTCGAACCAACTATCCTCAGCGATGGTGCCATACAACTCAAGTACGCGTTCCGATTCGACGTCGGCCTGATTCTTCCACGTCCAAAACTTCTTCTTGTTCATCAGGGTTTTCCTCCTCTCCTGAAGTGTTTATATTTGCAAAAGCTCCCGCACTACACAGCGGCAGCATATTGCCATTAATGAGGTACAGATCGCCACCGTCTTCTGCTGGAATTCGGTCAAGGTTCTCCAATTCGCGGATATCATTGGCGGACATCCAACCGTTCTGTCGTGCAGTGGCATAACCATTCATGCGGCTTTGGTAATCGCCGCGGAGCAGGCCTTCGAGATTAAATTTTACAAAGTACTGCTTCTTCTCATCGCGAGAAAGCAGCGATCGAGAAATTGATTGCTCCCAACGAATAACCCACGGTTCTAGGGTGTACTTCACAAATTCCAAGGACTGCTGCTCAATATTAGAAAAGCTCGACTTTTCCAAGTCACCCACCATGTGAGGGGGTACTCGGAAAATTCGAGCAATCTCATTGATTTGAAATTTTCGTGTTTCCAGAAACTGCGCTTGTTCCGGAGAAATGGCTATAGGAGTATATTTCATGCCTTCCTCCAGTACAGCCACTTTGTTGGCATTAGCGCTGCCGCCGAATGTGTTCTGCCAGCTTTCACGGATTCGGGCTGGATCCTTCACTGTGCCGGGATGTTCCAACACGCCGCCCGGAGCCGCACCATTGGCGAAGAACTTCGCACCGTACTCCTCACAGGCGATGGCCATTCCGATCGCGTTCTTTGCCATGGCTATGGGGCTATAGCCTACAAGACCATCGAAGCCAAGTCCGGGGATATGAAGCACATCGGTAGGATACAGGACAACGGTCGTATCCTTCATGGTATTTGCCTCAACTGCTGAATGGCTGTATTGGTAGTACAGGTTTCCGGCATCATCTCGATTAACTGACATCTTGTTTGGCATCAATGGATATAGAGCAACGACTTCGCCCTTGCCGTTACGGATAATTTGCGCATAAGCATTACCCCAGAGCAGTAAATGCGTCATGAGTGTTTCTCGAAAGACAAAAGAACTCATTTCAGGATTTGGCTCATCATGGAGTAACTGATACAACGGATGGTCGATGCATTTCTCCTTCCCGCCGGAATCATTGTACCGATATAGGTGAAGAGGCAAGCCCGCAATCGCTTCTGCCAGAATCCTGACGCAGGCATATACCGCAGTCATCTGCATAGCAGATCGTTCTGTTACCATCTTTCCGGAGGTGGATCCTCCAAGGAAGAAACTGTAAGAACTACCGGCGGTACTATTCTTGGGCTTGTCTCTTGAAAAAAGGCCTTTGAAAAAGGACATAATATTTACCTCCAATTGGTGGTTGACAATACCTCCAGCTGGTGGTATTATAGCTTTACAACCAATTGGAGGTAACGATATGGAATTTGTAAGTTTAGATGGTTTTCAGCTTGTACATGCCGACCCCAAAAAATGTGACGGCAATATCCTTCGAGAGAAGCGAGTGGTTCTCGGACTTACGCAGAAGGAAGTAGCGGAAAAGGCCCGTGTTCCATTGGCCAGTTATCAGCGCTTTGAAAGCGGAGAGCGTCAAATCCGTACTGCCTCTTTCCAGCTTGCATGCCGTGTTATAGAGGCGTTGGGAATGAACATCTCCGATTTCTATCATGGCGAGTATGTACTTGGCGAAGAGATCTACGCAACGAAAGAAGGTATCCGGTACAAGAAAACCGGAAAGCTCATTGAAGAGGATGTTACTGAGTAAAATTGGGCAAAAGAAAAGCACCTCTAAAGAGGTGCCTTGACTGTAAGTCAACAGCCTTTCCCTTAATTGTGCCTAAACATTAAGGGAAAGGCTGTATCTGTAAGGGATTATTTCAGGTGAATATAGAAGGTGGATTTTCCTGCACCCTCACGCTTGATTTCTCCAGCAGCAACCATTTTACGCAAAGCGCCTTCAATAGAGCTAACGCTCAACGAGGGACAAAGCTCTCGGATATCCTGCTTCGTGAACTTACCGATCTTCGTCTGGGAGGCTTTCCTGACCATGTCGATTGCAGGAAGCTTTTCCTCTACAATGGCAAAGCGGTCTTCGAAGTCTCTGTATGCCGCCAGAATGATGCTAAGAATATACTTGATAAAGGGCACGGCATCTTCTTCGCCCTCATGCCATCCATGCTGAGAACGACCAAGGGCGTCATAGTACAAATCCTTGTTCTTTGCAATCTTCGCCTCCAAGGAGATGTATTTCCCTACATAGAACCCGTTACGGTACAGTAGCAAGGTTGTCAGGAGGCGACTCATTCTCCCGTTACCATCATTGAAGGGATGAATGCAGAGAAAATCGTGAATAAATACGGGAATGGCAATCAGGGGTTCCACCTCGAAGTTTCCGATGACGCGATTGTATTCCTCGCAGATCCGGTCGAGTGCTTCTGGCGTCTCGTAGGGGGCCATGGGCGTGAACAGAGTTTCTGTTCTGCCGTCCGGGTACGTGGCGCTGATATAGTTCTGTACATTCTTGGTCTGGCCAGCCATGGGATTGTTCATATGGCTGTACATAATTTTGTGCATCTGCAGGATATAGTTCCTTGAAATAGGAATGGCATCAAAGCTCTCATGTATTAGGTTGAGCACATCGCGATAACCGGCGATTTCCTGCTCGTCGCGATTCCGGGGCGTAGTCTTCTCTTCGACAAGTTGCTTGATGCGCGTGTTCGTGGTAACGATACCCTCAATAGCATTGGATGCTTCAGTACTTTGTACCTTTGCAATCTCAACAAGCTTTTCAAGCTCGTCGGGTCGCTGCTTCAAGTACAGTTCCTGTTTGCCTGCCTCCTTATAGATAGCTGCAATATATCCTAGGATATCAGAGTCCCATTTTTGGTCCTTGATAGAGGAATAGTTAAACTGTCTCATTCCCGTAATCACCGCCTTTTCCCTTAAAATATAGCACTAAAAAAGGGCAAAGTCAACCTCTGAGTGAATTAGGCATTATTTTTATACTGGTTTCAATAGGAGGACTGTTTCTATACTACCCTTTGAACATGCGATATATACCCTTCATATAAACAGGATCCCGCGTTCATCATAGACCGAAGCCGAGCTGTCATTCCCACATCGAATAGCACGATCAAGTGCCATAATGGTTGCGACGGCACCGTCGATTTTCTCAGAGGATTTCTCCTTGTCGGGCTTGATATTTCCCGCGGGGTCGGTGCGGATGAAGATGTTATCCATCATCCAGCGGAGCACCGGGTGCCCACCGTGGGCAACATTTTGCTCTAGAGTTAACTTCATAAGCTCCTTGGTAGGTGGACTCATATCTTTGAAGCCCTGACCAAAGGGCACTACAGTGAAACCCATGCCCTCTAGGTTCTGGACCATCTGGACGGCACCCCAGCGGTCAAAAGCAATCTCTCGGATGTTATATTTCTCTCCAAGCTCCTCGATGAATTTTTCAATATAACCATAGTGAACAACATTGCCTTCTGTGGTCTGCAGCGTTCCTTGCCGTTCCCAAACATCGTAAGGTACATGGTCCCGACGAATTCGAAGTTCCATATTTTCTTCTGGGATCCAGAAGTATGGGAGGATGACATATTTGTCGTCTTCATCAGTAGGCGGGAAGACAAGTACGAAGGCTGTGATATCTGTCGTGCTAGAGAGGTCTAGACCACCATAGCAGACGCGGCCTACAAGGTCATCTTCATCTACAGGGAATGCGCAGGCATCCCACTTCTCCATGGGCATCCATCGAACCGCCTGTTTGACCCACTGGTTGAGACGGAGCTGTCGGAAGCTATTCTCCTCTGCAGGATTCTGCTTTGCGGATTCACAGGCAGCTTGCACTTTATCAATCCCAACTGTTATACCAAGGGATGGGTTGGCCTTCTTCCACACTTTAGGGTCGGTCCAATCGTCATCCTCGTCTGCGCCGTAAATGACCGGGTAAAAGGTTGGGTCAATTTTCCGGCCCGCGAGGATATCTTTGGCCTTCTGGTGTGTTTCATAGCAGATGGACTTGGTATCCGTACCTGCCGTTGTGATTAGGAAATATAGGGGCTGCATTCTGGCATCGCCAGAGCCCTTAGTCATAACATCAAAGAGTTTTCTGTTTGGCTGCGTATGCAGCTCATCAAACACAACACCATGAATATTGAAGCCGTGTTTTGAATAGGCCTCGGCAGACAGCACCTGATAGAAGCTGTTAGTAGGCTGGTATACGATACGCTTTGTGGCGGTGAGGATTTTGACACGTTTGCTAAGCGCAGGACACATGCGCACCATATCTGCAGCAACCTCAAATACGATCGACGCCTGTTGCCGATCCGCGGCACAACCGTAGACCTCTGCTCGCTCTTCGCCATCGCCACAGGTCAGCAATAATGCGACTGCCGCAGCAAGCTCAGACTTTCCCATTTTTTTAGGAATTTCAATATATGCGGTGTTGAACTGACGATACCCATTCTCTTTCAGCGTGCCGAAGATGTCTCGAATAATTTGTTCTTGCCAATCGATCAGTTCAAACGGTTTCCCAGCCCACGTACCTTTTGTATGGCACAGGCTTTCAATGAAGGCAACAGCGTAATCTGCAGACTCCTTGTCGTAATAGGATCCCTTTGCCAGAAAAGGCGTTTGTTTATATCGTTTTAGTTTTCGCAAATTTTCACCTCCATCTGGACACAAAAAAAGCAGCCCTATGGCTGCAGAAAGTGGTTGCGCTTACATTTTGGTACGCAACCACTTGATGTATAAAAAAGACACCTACTACGAGCAAAAGGGCCGAAGCCCTGATGCTGTGTTGGTGCAGCTTAATAGTTTTCGCCGTGAAGCAGGATCTCAACGGCCAGCTGGGTATCCGGGTCTGCAGGCTCAATGTCCCAACCGCGATCGTAATTGGCGACTACCTCGCCGTCTCGCTTGAGCATCAGCTTGCTGACCTTACCACCTTCAATTCCGAAGCGGGAAGGTTCTTCGTAGACCTTGAGCCAATAATGGAACACGCTGTTGTAAACTCTGAGGCTTCCTTCTTTCCACATGCCCGGTCCCTCCTTAAATGCGCTTCATGCAAATGGCGGGGATGCGGGCGCGTTCGCCGGTCTGCCAATCGGTATAGTTTGCGTTGACTTCGGCGAGGCCTACCATCTGGAAGCCCTGCTTTTCAAAGGCCGCCAAGGTGGGGATGAGGCTGGAGAAGGTGCTGCTGATGGTAAACTCGGTAACTCCGGCGGTGGTGAAGGTCTCGACAATGGCCTCAATGTCGGTGTCCCAAATAACCTCGGAGAAGTCAATCAGGTCGTTGCCTGCGTCGATGCTCTTGCGGTAGGCCCAGAAGGCGGTTGCGTTGATGCCATAGTCCTTGAGGCTGGCGGCCTGCTCTGCGATGGCGCGTTCAAAAAGGTCGATTTTCTTCATGGTGGTGTGCTCCCTTCGTTTTGGTGTACACACATGATCGCTCTGAATGCACACTATAGCAAGTCAATCCGGACACATATATCCACCAAAGAATCAGCGCTTGTATTGTGTAGATTATCTGCATAACGAGCAAAAGGGCCGAAGCCCAATTGCTGCGGGGTTTGCTTAGTAGCCTTCCTTGGTGATCCGCTTTTCGCAACGCTCCATCAGCCAAGCCTTACCGCAGAAGCGGATGTCTTTGAGGTAGCTGGCAGCAGCGGCGTTGAAGCAGCAGCTGCCTTCATCGTAAAGATCCGTGGTGGCCATGTCATAAAGGGTGTTCACGAGGCCCTCGTGATCGGCAAGGGCGGCTCTGGCGTTTTCGTATTCCTCGGTTCCTTCGGCGTTGTCCAGCATGGTGTTCTCGAGGCCGCCCAGAAGCCAGTTGGCAGCGTGCTTGATGTTGTAAAAGGCCTTCTTCTGTCTTGCGTTCATCTCACTGATTTTCATTGTGAAATCCTCCATTTTGTAGTGGTGTAGTCCCTTTCGGTAGTGACATGATCGCTCTGAATACACATTATATCAAGTCAATTTCCGGGGATATACTACACAAATATCCGGAGGACAAAGTGTGCTTTATGCATGAATATGACGCAGGATTTCCTCGATGATTTCGTCCTGTGCGGCCCCCGTTATTCCTGCGATTTCGAGAGCCTCGCGGGTACCGCACTCGGAGCAAATGAGGGTCGAGTTATCTGCTCGGGATAAGGCAGGCTCACCAAGGTATTCCTTCCCGCAGTGGGGGCACAGGCGGGCCTCAGGACGCTTCATCGTCATCCACCTTCTTTACAAAGTCTTCGCCGTATACCACATTCAAACCACAGCCGTTATCCCAGCGAACCAGAATAGATGCGGTGTCGTCTACACCGCGAACAGTCCCTCGGGTGCCGATCGGAGGCGCTTGAACATCATCCATATGGAGTAACTCGACGCGGCAGCCGACCGGGTACTGCTTACGTACCCGGTCCACAATCTCCTTACTTGGAAATCGCATGGATGAACACCTCCTCATCTTTTTTGATTTCGCGTAGGGGGCACTTGGGATGGCGCTTGGTGACGTAAGGTTTCAGAACGCGGGTGTTATCACGGGCGCTGGTAGGATAGGTACAAGCCATCTTACAGTCCATGCAGTTTGCGGGGATGGCATCCATGGAAGTCACATAAACGATCATGCCGACACCTCCTCATCCTGAAGACTCATCACATCGTCATAGAGTTCCGGGTCGCTTTCAATACGCTCCACGTACTCCTGGACTTTCGGATTTCCACTCTTGAAGGCAGAGCTGCCGGTGAGCTTTGAAAGCAGGATCTTGCGTTCAGTCTTGTACTCTGCGCCGATGAATCCCAAGCGGAGGAGGAGGAAGCAGCGGAAAGCATATTTCTCGTTGTCCACTTCCTTTTCCGTCCGAGAGACTCGTTGCTGATTCCTTGTCATGCTGCAGAGTTTGCAGATGAAGCTTCCGTAGGCCTTCGCCTCATCAGGGGTGGGCATAGTATCGAACCAAGGGAAGGATACCGTTTCCTTGCCCAGCTCAATGGGGGTACGGGTAATGCCGAGTGCCTTTTGGATCAACTTTCCCTTGGCATCCAGCAGGTTGGTCAGATTCCCAAGATTGACCTTATCCAAAGGCAGTGTGATGGTGAGGCCAACGGTGTCGTTTGCCTCGGGGGTGCTGTATGCGGGCGGGCAATCTTCCAAGGGTTCCGGGCCACCTATCGGGGGCTGTGTGGCGAAGGTGTCGTCGTACTCGGCCTCGAAGCCGCGCTCGGCCAGCTGCTGGACAAGGCGTTCAGTTTCTGCGCAATCCGCGCTGTTGTCAAAAAGAACGCTGCCGGTCTTGGTGATGGTGAACTGGTCCACCTGGTAGGCTGCCGAGGGCATCCCGAGGTACTTTGCCTTGCTGCCGGTGACCTCACTGATTGCTGCCACCAGCCGCTTGCGGTCTTCACCGCGCATGTTGTAGTTGAGTTCAAATGTTGACATGTGCTATTCCTCCTTGTTTTTGGGTAGTCACATGATCGCTCTGAAAAGCACATATAGCAAGTTAATTCAGGGTGTCATACCTCACAATTAAACGGGCTAAAATGTGTTGAATATACAGTTAATGAACGACTTCCTTGACCAGCTCCGAATAGGGGATTTTCTGGCCTTTTCGAATAACATACACGCCCTCCGCATCTCCGGTATCCTCCACATATCTGCGCAGAATTACAGAGGCGTACTTCTCATCCAGCTCCATGGTATAGCAGATGCGGTTGGCCTGTTCACATGCCATTAGAGTAGAACCGGAGCCACCGAAGGTGTCAATTACCACAGCGTTTTCCTGCGTTGAATTGCACAGCGGATATCCCAGCAAGTCCAGAGGCTTCGATGTGGGATGGTCCTTGTTCCGCTTCGGTTTATCGAAGTTCCAGATGGTCGTCTGCTTCCGATCGGAATACCAGGCGTGTTTACCGTTCTGCAGGAAACCATAGAGGACAGGTTCGTGCTGCCACTGATAATCGCTCCGGCCCAGCACGAGGGAGTTTTTCACCCAGATACAGCAACCGGCCAAATGAAACCCGGCGTCCACAAAAGCTCTGCGGAAGTTGAGCCCCTCCGTGTCTGCGTGGAACACATAGGCACTGCCACCGCTTTCGAGGTGTGCCACCATATTTTCAAAGGCGGCCAGAAGGAAGTTGTAAAACTCCTCGTTCTTCATGCTGTCGTTTTTGATGGTGAGGCCGCTGGAGCTTTTGAAAGAAACTCCGTAGGGCGGATCCGTCAATATAAGGTTTGCTTTCTTCCCATCCATGAGAGCAGCAACGTCTTCGGGAGAGGTTGCATCGCCACACATCAGTCGATGCCTACCAACGGTCCAGACATCACCACGTTCAACAAAAGACGCCTTCTCAAGAGCGGCAGTCAGATCGAAATCGTCGTCTTGAACTTCACTTTCCGTATCAGCCTTAAACAAGTCTGCCAGCTCTTTGTCATCAAAGCCAGTTAGCGCCAAATCGAAGTCTGCAGCCTGAAGCCCCTCTAACTCAATACGCAGCAGTTCTTCGTCCCAACCTGCATCCATCGCCATACGATTGTCGGCAAGGATATATGCTTTCTTCTGGGCATCAGTCAGATGGTCTACAAACACACAAGGTACTTCCTTGATGCCTTCTTCCTTGGCTGCCATGATGCGGCCATGGCCAGCAATGACGCTGTAGTTCTGATCAATGATGACCGGATTGATGAAGCCAAACTCTCGTAAGGAAGAGCGCAGCTTTGTGATTTGCTCCGGGGAATGCGTGCGTGCGTTGTTGGCATAAGGGACGAGCCTATCCACCGGCACCAATTTCATATCTTTTGTGGTCCTACTCATAGGCCACCTCCAAACTTCTGGTCATAAAAAGGAGTGACCTCGGGGAACCGATCCTCAAAATCACTCAGGTATCTGTAACAGGCACTTCCGGATCCATTGGCAAGGCCAAATTCCCGGAGGCTTTTCTTTTTGAAGAAGCTAGGCTGATTACACCAGCGGGCGATACTTACATACATGCCACGATAAGGGCTTTCTGTGTAGCGGCAGAAACGCATGATGTATGGCAAGCACCGATACTTCTGCAAAAGAGCAATCCGCTGGAATAAACCAAAAATATCCTGTCGCCAGAAATCCGCATCCCATTTCCCGGCCCGGTCGAAACCACAGAAACAGTAGAACTTGGGCACGGTATTGGTATAGCGGCGCAGGAGCTTAATTTTCTCCTCGATGAGCGGAGCGTCCGCAACATTATCGAAGGCGAAAATATAATCTCCATCGTATCGGCTTTGGAATAGAAGGCTGCACTTCTCATCTGTCAGAAGCCTCTCATCAAGGCCCTGTTTGAACTGGAAATAGCGCCCGGTATTTTGAAGCTGGATGATGAGTCTCTTCCAATCCGGGCAGCCCAAAAAGTTGTCATCCAAAAGACAGATTTTCTCGCGGCCCCTGTCGTAGAACTCCTCCAGCGGTGAGTGCAGTTGCACACGATCATAGTTCTGATTGACACAAAAGCTACATTTACGAAAACAGCCACGCGTCAAAAAACCTATAGAATAGTCGGTATAGTACGCAAACTCCCGCGGAGGCTTTCCTGCGGCCAGCTGACTCTCCACCCAAGCATCGTACAGGTGATAGTCTGGCATATGATGCTCAACGGCATCGGGCAGCGCCGGGGCTTTATCGTAGTAAAAACCGGTGCCACCATACTCTAGGTTGGGCAGCACCAGCACTTCTTCAGAGACCGGCGTATCCGTAAACACCTTAGATAGATACAGCCTGTCAAAACGGTATAGGTTTTCATATGACAAAACCAATTCTACATGATGTCCTTGTTTTTTGTGATAGCCGGAAAGCTTCATACAAGCGAGGTTGGGAAACCGATGCCGTCTGCGACCGATAAGGTCGGCATCAATAATCCCTACATTCATACAAGGCCCCACTTTGCGAACTTTTCAAACCCGCCGACCCGTTTGATGTAGCGGCGGGCAATCTCAACAATTTCAGAGTAATGTTTCCCGTCGATAGTATCGTCGCCGATGGCACAACAAAGCTCTACGGGACTACCTGTCTGCTGCGCCTTTAAGAAGGCGTAGATATTGACGGACACGTCAGCCTTAGACAGATCCTTGCCATGGAGTCCGCCGCCGGTGACAGAATCGGCCATGTCGCTGCCAAGTTTTCGATTGGTGGCACCGCAATCCACGTCGGGACCGCCGGTCCAATCGCCGAGCGGGTTGATTTCTGCATGGGGGTAGGCCTTTCGAAGATCTGCAGCAGCTGCGTTGCTCTGGCATATGATAAGCCGACCATCATTCAGGATGTATTTGCCATCGTAAGGATACTCACTATAGATATCCTTGGCGATACTGGAGAGTTCCTTTTGCTCCTCGGTAACAGGCACGCCCTTAAAGATGCCATTGTCACCACAGCGCACACCCTTCTCCTGATTGCGGGTCAGGTGAGCGTCTTGCGGGACAATCACGATATCTGCCATCACGTCCCCGGCGATCCGTTTGATTGCGGCGGCGATCGACTCTTCCTCTAATGCAGCAGTGGTCTCTACAATAGCGTGACACTTCCCATGACCAATGAGCACCTCGACGGCGACTTTGGGGTTATCCTCCAACTGATACGCCAGATCCACGACGGCTCCAGCGATACGGTCTGCCACCTTGTCCGGGTGGCAGGGGTTTACTTTTTCAAACATTATCCTTTCCTCGCTCTCAATAGTCTCTCCATCACGTTATCCTGCGGGTTTGCGCCGGAGTAATCGACGGAGCAGTTTTCTTTTACAATCTGGTAGATTTGGAACCATGCCTGGTTTACCTGCTTGGTGAACTGCTGCAGCATGGATACATACGGGCTGGCGATTGCATTGCCGGTGGTAGGATGCTTTGCTAAGAAGCCAAACTCAGAAACGGCTTCCTCACACTGCACCTGTCGGGCTACGCTCATTGCATACTGGTTGATGAGCTGAGTGTTTACCAAACGCTCACAGCCGAGGGACTTCAGCCATCGCCACGTCTCCGCATACACTTCTTCGGCGCACATGTCCTTTCCGTTTTTCTGCGCAGCCTTCATGTAATCTTTGATAGGAGGCATGTCTGCGCCCTCGAGATCAGCAGGGTCAGGAAGGCCCAGGACCATTGCCGACTTTCCAGCTGCCAGCTTGTCATTCAATGCTTTCTTTTTGGGGCCGGTTCCAGGGCGTGGGCCGCCTCTAGCAGTACCGTCTTTAGCCACATTTTCACCTCCGTTTTATGGGCAGGGGTTAATACCCCGTTTGAATAGGAATTTTTGCGTAAAAGACCCCGCGCCGCTTCCGGCTGATAGGGCCGTAGAGATTCAGATCGCCCCTACCGGTCATTTGTGTGGGGCAATCTAGTGCCGAGTTCTGCGTGTTTCTTCAAGTGACAGCTTCGACAGAGGGAGACAAGATTACTACGCACATGTGTTCCTCCATCAGCAAGTGGAAGAAGGTGATGAACCTCCTCCGCGGGGACGGTTCTCCCGGCCTTCAGGCATTCCTCACACAAGGGGTGCTCATGGATGTGTCGGTCACGGATTCGCTTCCACGCTCTGCCGTAACGCTTCTTAGCATCCGGGTCTCGTTGATAGCGGTTGTAGAAGTGATCTGCCTCTGGCTTATGCTTCGTGCAATACACTTCACCCGGCTCTGCAAAGTTCGGGCACCCGGTCATACGACATGGGCGTTTAGGACTCCTAGGCATCAGTTCACCTCCATTTCCGGGCATAAGGAAAGCCGCTAGGGAAAGCACCCCAGCGGCCTCGTTTTATTATCTTGCTAAGTTTATCATACTACAGACAGGCCAATGAAAAACAGTGAAAAACTGTGCAAGGTTTATTCCGGCACAACGACGAGTCGTAGAGCCTGCTTGTGAAGGTAGTGTATGTTCCTGACCGTGTAGCCCATTTCCACAGCAATCTCGTCCCACGATTTGTAGCACAGGTACCGCAGCTCCAAAAGCATCTGGCACTCGATTTCATCCACGGATTTGATAACCTGTACCAGCTCTCGCTTCAAATCAACCAGACGGTCAATGTCTGCCTTAATTTCCTCCTGCAGGTCGACAATCTTCATGACTGCATCTGCCATGGTAGACGTGCTGGGGCTTGGGTTGTGGGGCATGCCAGTGATTGCTGAGGTGCACTTTGTAGCAAGCTCGTTTAAGGATTCAATCTGTTCAATCTTACTGTGGATACGCTCGTCCAGACGTAGGGCCTGCTGAAGATACGCCTTGGGTGTCATCTCAGGCCACCTCCTTTTGCAGCATACTCATCAGCCTATTTCCGTCGACTGAGGTCAGTGCGGAAAACCAGCTCGACAGGAAGAACCGCTCACAATCTGATTTCATTTGCAAAGCGGGGCCGTAATCCGCATTGCACTGCAAGTCCTTCAAAGCCTTGCGGTAATCATTGGCTGCGTTCACGATGATTGCATTGGCTAAGCTTTCAAAGGGTGTGTTATTCATGCTCGTACCTCCGAAATAGTTAGTGGTTCTCGGATTGGCACGGATTGTCGTTGATTTGCTCAGATTTTCAAGTCGGCCTTCACGGCGTCGATCAAAGCAGCCTGACTGCTGTCCTTTCTGGCCAACGCCCTTAGGATCCGCTCGTCTATGGTGCCTTTAGTCACGATGTGCTGTATAACAACGGTATTTGCCGTCTGACCTTGACGCCAGAGTCTGGCATTGGTCTGCTGGTACAGCTCCAAACTCCACGTAAGCCCAAACCAGACGAGGGTGCTGCCGCCCGACTGGAGATTAAGCCCATGTCCAGCAGATGCGGGATGGATTAATGCTACAGGGAATTCGCCATTGTTCCATCGCCGGATGCTATCCGACGAGTCGAGCCGAGAAAATGGGATTTGCCGCTCAGAAAGCCGCTTCTCAATTCTGGCGAGATCGTGTTTGAACCAATATGCCACTAAAAGCGGTTTCCCAGATGCAGCTTCGATGATGTCTTCTAAAGCATCCAACTTTCCGTCGTGGATAGTGGCAGTGCCGCCATCATCGGTATATATGGCTCCATTTGCCATTTGTGAGAGCTTATTCGACAGGGCAGCTGCGTTTGCGGCGGTAATCTCACCGCTGGGAAGCTCCAATACAAGCTCTTGCTTCATTTGTTTATAGCGCTCGTTGTCCTCGGGGGTGAGCTTAACGGCATATTCGCTTGCAATGAGTTCTGGCATCTGTAGATAGTCGCCTGATTTCATGGAAATGGTCATATCCGATATTTTGCGGTATATTTGGTCCTCTGCACCGGGGAGCGGCTTATAACTGAAGATAACCTGTCCGTTGCGTTTATCCGGAGTGAAGTAGTTGGTGCGGTACTGTGTAATGAACCGACCGAGTCTTGTACCCATGTCCAGCAACTTAAACTCCGCCCAGAGATCCATGAGCCCGTTAGAGCTGGGGGTTCCGGTTAGTCCGACGATGCGCTTTACCTTTGGCCGAAGTTTCATCAAGGCGCGAAAACGTTTTGATTGGGAGCTCTTGAAACTGGAGAGCTCGTCAATAACGATGGTGTCGAAATCAAGCGCCATGCCACTCTCCTCGATAAGCCAATGCACGTTCTCACGGTTAACGATGTAGATATCTGCTTTGGCCCGGAGAGCAGCTTTTCTTTCAGCTGCAGTGCCTATAACCACAGAACAGACTATATTTTGCAGATGATCCCACTTTTCTACTTCCGCAGGCCATGTATCACGGGCGACACGAAGTGGCGCAATGACCAGCACCTTGTGGATCTCAAAGCTGTCAAACAGAAGGTCGTTTAGCGCCGTGAGGGTTATGCTCGTTTTACCAAGGCCCATATCTAACAGTACCGCTGCCATGGGATGCGTTTTGATGTAGTTGATAGCGTAGCGCTGATAATTATGAGGCTTGAATTTCATCCAGCATCCCTCCAATCTGTTCTGGTTTATCGATCACATAGACCTTGAAGCCTAAGGAGCGAAGCAACCTGTGTCGGGCCTCTTGCAGTGGGCGCGGGCGTTTTCCCGGTGCCTTTAGCTCCGCAAAAGCGACATGGCCATCAGGCAGTAATATGAGACGGTCGGGCATACCATCGAAACTCGGAGACACAAACTTTACGGCAATGCCACCAGCCTTTTTAACCGCCACGCTTAATTTGCGTTCAATCGTTTTTTCTAGCATTCTTGACCTCCCATCAGGTCTTTAATGGATGGGGTAACCTCGCAGAATGTCATTTTCCATACTTTTTCTTATTGCCTTTTTCATAGCCCTAAGAGACTTTTTGTATATGACCTTAATAGAGGTTACCCCTATGTGAAATTAGTGCAGGAAATCCTCTTCGGCAGAGTTATCCTCCCTCAAACGCAGGCCCTTGAAATAGCGCTTATTGTGGACCTTTGTCCGAGCGAACCCCGCCTTCTCCAAAGCAAAATAGAAATCCGCTGTGGAGCGAACATACTCGTTGCTATCAAGAGAATAGTTCCGGTATGCCTGGTACAAAGCCGAGGAACTTTCCCTGTATCCGTCGGCCACCTCGCACTTATCTTCGAGGAAATGCCCGAACCAGTCGTTTTGGCTACGATAGTCATCAATTGCCTCCTGCACACAGCGAGGCAGCGTGAATTTGTAGTCCTGCGCGATAACCTTCTGCGCACCTTCGATTACCCAAGCCAGAATGCTCTCTCCGGCGTTGTCAAAGAGATACTCGCCGTAGTTTTTAATATCGCTCTGGCCGGTGATTTTTGCATTGAACGGAATGACGATCAGACGACGCCAGATACCATCATCGGAGGCACTTACTCTAGGCAGGTGATTGGTATAGAGCACAAGTGTATGACAGGGCTTGAACGAGAACGGGTCCTTGTACTTCTTTTCCGCGAAAACATCATCCGTTGAGCAGAGCTGCTTCACGGTTGAGTCGTTGAGTCGAGCGCCTTCCTGCATCTCGGCGGCAATGAGTAGTCGCTTGCCCTTGACCTCAGCCATCTCGGGCTTGATGTTTCTGCGGCATCCGACGGTCAATGTGTCTGCAGAGATGTTACCGCTGTAAAGACCCAGCACTCTCGAGATAGCGTTCCAGAAGGTCGACTTACCGTTTCTGCCATCGCCGTAGGCAATGATCAGTGCCTCCACATAGACTTTACCGATTGCCGCCAGACCGCAAATCATCTGCACGTAGTCGATGAGCTCCTGATTGTTCTGGAAGATAAGGTTCAGACAGTCTTGCCAGACCTGTTGACCCTTCTGGCTGGGAGAAACAGCGGTAATTTTTGTGATGAAATCTTCCGCAGAGTGTTCTCGTGCACCGTACATGCCCTTACGCAGATCGTAAGTTGCCTCCGGGGTACACAGCGCGAAGCAGTCCGCATCCAAATCCCGCGGGGAAATTTCCAGCATGGGATGTGACTCCTTCAGTGTGGAGGTGATATTCTTGGAGTCCCGGCGCTTGATTGCAAAGGCCTGATATGCCTTCGCAGCCAGATACTCCTGATACACCTGAAGCTGTTCGACGTTCATAAGCTGTTCTGCTTTTGCCTTGGAAGTGCTGTCGAGGATAGCCTGTGCGCCGCAGCTTTTCAGCTTTGCGGTCGCATCTAACAGATCGTTTGCGGACTCTTTCAGTTGGCGTCGGGTTAGTTCGTGGGCAACAGCCTGGGCACCCGGTTCGGTCTCCTGCCAATAGTGGTCAGAGTAACGAATGAAATGTGTAGCAGGAGAATAACGGAGCTCGCCAGAGAAATATTTTGCCAGAACCTCCGCCTGACCGACATCGGAGTAGTCGCCGGGTTTATAGCATGCTGGATCGTTGTAAAGTTCAGGAGGGACATATCCTTCTTGCTGGGAGAGACGAGCATAAAAACGCTGAGCGCTATGCCAAATGGTATTCAGCTCGCTGTTGTCGAGGGGCGGCACGCATTTAGCGGCTTCCTCCAGAAAAGTTTGATAAGCTTTCTCGCCATCTCCGTATTTTTTGATGACGCGACCGGCAAAGCGTGACATCGTTGCATTGCGGCTGCCTTCGGGAATAACATCGTTCTCAAAGGCACCCTGCGGCATAGCCGCATCGAAAATATCCTCATCCAGAAACTGTGTCAGATTCATGCGCCCAGGATACAGTGCGACCTCTGCAGAATAGGTTCCGAAGAAGAAGCGAGCTGCATCCAAAGCCTGTGTATCGAAGTATGGGAAGATAGAATTGACAAGCTTTTTCATGTCGCTGTACAGCGCAGCATCGGAAATGTGGTCGATGGGGAAAAGTACGTGGAACTTAGGCCGTGCAGCTTTGCCGTTCTTTTCCCGGTTGTGGAAGCGACTGAAATGGATGGCGAAGGTCACACCGGGGAAAGCTTGCATGACATCTTCTGGTGTCACCCAATCTTGCGGTAGCTCCGAGTGGTCATTATCGCAGTCAACGGGAAGACAATCGCTGCCAACGAAGTTATCGCCATTGCGGTAGTTGTTACGGTACTCCGCACACACATAGTCGTGGCATATAGCAGCCTTCAAGCTGGCCTCGTCGAGAATGATGTGCTTGTGGGGATAGGAGCAATTGCCCGGATTCCCTGTAACGTCGGCGGAGTATATGGTGAACATCAGTCATACACCTCCTGAGACTCCTCCTCCAACACCTTGGTGATAAACTTGAGGGCGCGGATCATGGTTTCTAACTCGCAGTCGCCGCCCAAAGTAACTTCAAACCCTGTGCAGTTATAGCTGTCGCGGTAGGTGCGGACCTCGATATCTGTACTACCTAAATCCTGAACACGAAAATAGGTGCGACCACCATGGCCAGAATCCCCGCCGCGGAAGCCAGTAGTGCCTGCCTCTACCTCAAGGAGGTTGGCGCTAAGTACCTCGCGGGTGTAAGTGGTTATTTCGGTGCCATCAGCCAGCACCTTGCGGCTTTCTTTGATTTCATACATAGGGTTAAACCTCCTCCAAATCTTCTGTGAAATAGCGCAAACGATAGTTCTTCCACTTTGCCCGCTCAATCTCTGCCCGCATACCGGGCGAGATCCTGCTTCCAAAAACCCAAACCTCCGAGCATTTGCTCATCAGGGCATTTCCAAAGAACAAGCCCAACTCGCGTTCCTTCGGGTCGTCGTCATCCAAAAACTGTGGAAACAGCAGATGCGGTGCAATGGGAATATAGCCGCTATCCACCGCAAAGCGGCTATAGCGGCGAGCAGCCACGGTGTTTCCCTCCACATCACCTGCATAGGGTGAGCAAATGTAGACGATGGGTCGGAAGGCGCGAAGAGCTCGGGTTTCTCTTTCGATTGCACTTAGAGCCTCATAGGCCGTGGGATCGTGGTAGCCTTCGCTGTTAAATTTGTTGATACTCAAGGGTTCCGCTCCTTTCCGGGCAGACTTAAGGCGTCCACCTCTAGTTTTCACTGGAGATGAACGCCTCGTATGAGCGGAGAAGATTAATCTTTTTTATAAAAATCTGTTGCGTATCCGTCTGCGCGAAGAAGCAGTCCCTTTGCCCATGCCGGTGTCCGAGCCATCTGCTCACATACAGACTCAAGGGGCATATGGGGATCCGCCTCTATGACAATTTCATCATGGATGTGCATTACGATGGAACAGCAACGCAGTGTCTGCATGGCGCAAACCAGAATATCGCGAGCTGTGGCTTGAACGATATTCTCTACGAATTTCGGTCCATAAGAGTCTAAACGTTCCCACTTCTTGGTCATGCCGGTTCCTTCATAAGTAATGCACTCGCCGCCGAACTTGTTTGTGCCTACCTTGGGTTTGACATAGGATAGGGTTCTACCTGAAGGAAGGGTGATAAATAGCATTCCGCTCCTACAAGAAAAGGTCAGGCCATAGTTCGAGGTGGTGTGCTTATATTTCACGGCCTCCATGACGGCTCGATCGACATTCCACCAAAACTTGACGATTTTGGGATTCGATTGCCGCCATGCATCTACCAGGGGGCGCAGCTCATCTTCTGTCAGACCCATCTCTAGCGCACCCATGGCCTTTAACGCACCGACGCTGCCGCCGTAGCCAAGGGCCAGCTCTGCAATCTTGCCCTTTTGGCGCAGATGCCCGTTGATGCCGTGTTTCTCCACGGGTACATTGAACATTTGGGATGCAGAAGCGCAGTAGATGTCTCCACCTTGAGCAAATACCTTCTGTCGCCACTCCTCACCGGCAAACCAAGCAATCACTCTAGCCTCAATGGCGCTGAAGTCAGCTACAAGGAATGTGGTCCCATCCCGTGGGATGAAAGCAGTGCGAATCAACTGTGAAAGCGTATCCGGCACATCGCCGTACAACATCTCTACTGCATCAAAGTCTCCCACCCGGACCAAGCCACGAGCCTCCGCCAGATCCGGCAAATGGTTCTGCGGCAGGTTTTGCAGCTGAATATTTCTGCCTGCAAAGCGACCTGTGCGGCTGCCATAGAACTGAAACATCCCACGCGCACGACCGTCGGCGCAGATGGTGTTCTCCATTGCCTGAAACTTCCGCACAGAGGATTTCGCCAGTTGCTGACGGAGCGTGAGCACCTCACCTAGTTCCGGGGGTGCGTCCTTCAAGAGGCCTGCCACAGACTTCTTATTGAGGCTCTCCGTCTCCATGCCGTTATCTGCCAGCCACTGTTTCATCTGCTGTACACTATTGGGGTTTTCCAGCTCCGTGAGACGCTGCATTGCAGTGGTGAGCTTTTGTCGGGAGAGTGTATCCATTTCAATTGCTCGGTGAACCAGTTCTATGTCAATACGGACACCACGATCGTTGATTTCCTGATCGAGATGGTATTCATCCCACAACCGCTCTGGGACCGGGAACTTGGAAAGCCGATGCTGAATGCTCATCTCCGTTTCCACATCTCGAATGTTGTAGCGCTTAAAGGCCGCCCATTTATCCGGGGCATGGAAAGGCCGATTTCGTGTGCGTTGCCCGTTTGCTTTGGTGGGGGCACAGGGCTGACAGAAGAACTTGATGAGTTCTTTGCCTTCCGTCAGCTTTTGCTTCTCAAGTCCGAGCACAGCACCGACGCCTTCCAATGAAAGAGGTAGTCCCATTGTTGCAGCCCAAATCATCGAGCATTTCCATGCGCTAGGTTCCAAATACTCCCCGGACGGATAGCCTAGAAAACGCGAGAGGCAAACCCGCTCAAAGTTGGCGTTGTATGCCCATTTAATGATGGAATCGTCTCTCAGGGCAGAGAGCACCTCTTCTGGGATCTTCTCTCCGCATGTCAGGTCAACCACCTGCACGGGACCAGAATCTATGCTATATCCGAAAAGCAGGATTTCGAAGGCGGGGTCTTCCACATAACGATATACACCAGATTTCTGAAGAGCAGTCTCCGAATAGGTCTCAATATCTATGCTGAGTGTTTTCATTTGTACCTCCGATATGAAAAAGGGCGGCATTGACAAAGTCGCCGCCGCCCATAGTTGAGATGCTTATTTCAAAAGATTCTCCATGCGCTTCTGGTGGTATTCCGCATCGCGCTTATGCTGCTCGATTTCACGGGCTTCACGCTGCAGGCGACGCTTCTCCTGTCTGTGCTCGTTGATCATGGCCTGAATGGAGCCCAAAACAGCGGAGATGGCGAGAAGGCTGAAGGTGCCCAGAAGAATGTTGACCAGAGTCTCAGTCAGAATGCTGACAGTATCCATCGTCTTGCCCTCCTTAGTTCAGAAAATCGTCGTCATCGTCAGTAGCGAAGTCAGACTCAGCGCTAGCCTTACCGCCCAGAGGCTCACCATCACGGATTTTCTGCAGATTATTCAAGCCGCAGGCGATACCGCGATTTCCCGAGCTGTTGAATGCATAGAAGGTAATGCTGGCACGGCCATACACACCACTGTAGACCTCGGAGCGGGTCATAATGGGGTCACGGTTAGCATCCACGATACCGGGGGCCGTAGTGGCGTTTGCGTTGATGAAGTATGCGTCGGCATATGCGGGGTCGTCAGGACGCTCAATATCGCCGTCACGCAAGGGGGTCTTGATGGTAGACAGGGCAGGAACAGACTTGCCGTTGCCCTTGAGCTTGGCCTCGCCCTCCTTGTAGGCGGCCTCGATAGCGGCCTTAATCTTAGCAACGGTCTTGACGTCGCTCTTGGGGACGATAAGACTGACGCTGTACTTGGGAGTGCCGCCGTTGATGCTCTTAGGTTCCCAGACGTTGGCGTAGCTCCAACGGGTCTCGGGGCCGGTGATAACTTTCAGGGGATTTGCGATTTTTACATTGTTTGCCATAGTTTTATTCCTCCATAAAATCAGTTTTGGCTGTGTTGATTGCCGGTCGTTTATCGCTTTCCGGCACAAGCGTTGGTTTGCCTGCGGGCTTTTCAACGAAGGCCGACAGGAGCTCTTCAAAGCGTGATTTTCCAAGCAGCTTTTGCATGGCGGTTACACCGAGCACCTTGTGCTCATAAGGGTCAAGACCGATTCCTTCCACAGTGGCGGCGACAGCAGCTTCGCTGATGTACTTCCGATTGGAACGGCCCTCGACTAGCTTGTAGCCGGACCAGACCTTGCCGGAGATGGCCTGTTGCAGAGCGTAGTCCTTAATGTCGTTGGCCCAAGCAATAAAATCATCCAGCCTGCCAAGAATCTGTTCCACCTCTTCGTCGGTAAGCAGCGGGGGCTGCTTGAAGTCATATCGAGCTAACTCCATATTCGCCTCTGCGCGGGCACGACACTCATGTTTTGCCTTGCAGAATCCGCACCACTCACCGCAGAGGAAGTTTCCATCACCGGCGAAGGCGAGTTTGGCTGTAGGCTGGAGCACCTCATCTGCCCACTGGTATAAGGCTGCTTTACTCATAGTTGCCGTACAGACATTCCCACGACGCGGCTGGTATACCGTCATGCAGACGGAGTCAATATCATAGATGCCATCGAAAATCTCCAGTGCACCAAGTGCATAGCATCTTAGCTGCGGATTGTTTTCAGCCTCAACAAGTACACCGAGCCCGTACTTGAAGTCCACGATATTCAAGGTGCCATCTGCGATGATGATGCAGTCTGCAGTCCCGAAGCCTTCTTCCACCCAACGGGAGAAGTCGACCCGCTGCTCCACAAGTACCACGGGGTCGGGACAGCTTTGTTTAGCCGTTTCAACCAGCTCCGTGATATAGGTGGCATAGCCCATGGCGTGGTCGACCATTTCCTCATTGAAGTAATCGAGGTCTTCTGTCGGATCTGATGCGGGCCGTCTGAGTTCACGCAACAGAAAGTACTCGCAAAGAGCATGGGCACAGGTTCCCTCTCGGGCATAGTCACTACCCTTATCCTCGTATAGCTCCTGAAGGCGTGCCGAAGGCGGACAGTGCAACCATCGATCGGCAGAAGAAGCGGATAATACGGCATGTGCTTTAGGTGACATTTCCGAGCACCTCCACTTCGGCGATCAGGGACCTGTAGTGCGCAGGGTCAACGGCAGACAGCTTGTCTGCACCATACTTCTGAAGCAGGTCTCTGATCTGTGCTGTATATCCGGCACGAGACTTGTCTGCCAGAATCGCACGAACCTCCTCCAGCTTAGGAGCAGGGTTCAGTTCCAATTCGATCTGCCCTTCGGTCTCGGGATCGCTGGAAAACATCTCTGTCAGCCAGTTTGCGGCGGCCTCAATAGCAGCGGCAGCGTCTCGCAGTTCCTTGATGGTTTCGCTCATTTCGCCCATTTTGCTCATGGATTTTTCCTCCTTCCTCGGTTTGTCTCTGTTCAGCGAGAATCACAAGCATCCTCGCTAGTCGCCCGCTTATCACTGAGATTGCAGACAGGATTTCGATTATCTCTGCATCCCGGTTTCGGGCAGGGATACTGATTTGGGACATATTGACCTCCAATCTGAAAGGCTGCTTGGTTTCGCGCCTTACACCTTCCACTGGAGATGAGGAAAAAGGATGAGCGGAAATTTTATAAAAAGTTTTTAATAGCCGCGGAGCTTCTTCAGCTCCGTCCGATAGCGCTTCATTTGATCTGCAAAGGTGCGCTGGGGCCGACCAAGCTTTTCTGCAATGGCGCGGTCGGAAATACCACTGTTTTCGCACCAGAGAGTAATGATTTTCTCAGCATCTGGATCAAGTTCGCGGAGCCGCGCAAATAACTGCTCCAAAAGCATGCGGTTGGTTATAACCTCCTCCATACTGACGGTGGGATCGACAACGGTATCGGAAAAACTGCCTCCGTCCTCGGTGTTGGCAGCGTCGAGGGAGAGTGTATCGCCGGGGGCATGGAACTCACACACTAGGCAGTCTCCCGTGCATACCCACCATTTGGAGCGGGGACACATGCACCGCTTGTGATACTGTTCCTTCTTGCGAATCCGGGCGGCCTCCCGATAGAAGGCCTGAAACTCTTCTTCAGTACAGGGAAACTTCTCGTGGGTGATAGGGTCGTAAATAAATCTGGTCTGGTTTTCTTTCTTTGTCATTGGTAGTCCTCCATTCGTCGTTGCGAAACGGAGGACCAAGGGCTGTCAAAAGGGCGTGACAAATAAACCGCAGTCCGAACAGATACCTCCGTTTCGGATTGCAGCAAACCCGCTCAATAGGCAGCCGCTGTATTTACTTGTCCAGAGCCCCTTGTTGAGCCATCACTGATCAGGAAATGCAAGGGAGAACTGGTTTTATAGGAACGTGCATCTAAGAGCACGACACCTCTCGGGGACTGAGCTTTTGTGTCAAAAAACAAAAAGCCGCCTGACGGCGGTCATACAATCCTGCCGTAAGAACGAAACTGCTTGTGCAATTCCGGTTCATGCGGCATTAGGATGACGACGCCTGTCAGGCGGCTCCACAGCTCAGCTATGAGTTATATTCTGTTTCTGTACATACGATAGCGGGTGCGTCTCATGCTGATTACGTCAAAGACGGTGACTTTCCCGCATTTTTTACATTTCGATTCAACGTGCCCTCGGGTATCTTCATATACCGCGATGGCATTGTGCTGGCAATATGGGCACTTCAGGTACCGCGGCTTTTGACTGGCAATGGCGGCTCGTGCCCGTACAATTTTCTGTTTGATTTCTTCCGAGGGTTCCTGGACCCGGATAAATTTACTCATGCCCACACCTCCAAAGGGTCGCTAAACTCTGAATACGGGTGCTCCTCTAAATAACCCAGTTGGCACAAACGGATGAGAAGTGCAGTCCGGGAGACCTTAAGGGTATCGCAAAAAAGTTTGATCGCAATACGATCCATATAAGGAAATATCCCTTCGTAACTGTGTAGCACCTTATCGCGAGCGAATCTACGCATCCCTATTTCAATTTCCTCCTGTGGCATCAGAAGGGCGGCTCCAAGGGCATTTGCCTGCCACTCATTCCAGTCTTCCCGGGTTTTTAACTCTCGGAAGGAATACGCACGGCGTTCAGCATACTGTTTTCGGCAAGCGATTTTTCTGTTGTCATTCTCCAACTGAAAAAGGAGCTGGTGCCCGCATTCGTGCGCAAGTGTAAAGCGTCGCTTTCCGCACAGTCGCTTAACATTACCGGTGGCGATAAAACTGCTATCAAGCAGGACCTCATTCTGTTTCAGCGGTATTCTTCTTATGGCACCGTCCTCCTCAACGATGTATTCGGTATCTTCATAGGCTGTGAGGCCACAGAGACTGCCGTCTGCAGAGAGTTTTGCAAACGACACCTTCAGGCAAAGATAGTCGCTTGCAAACTGGTCGATGGGTGTTCCACGAGGCAAGTCTCGATTTCTTCTGGCATCGGTACCATAAAAGAAACCATTAAAATCTCGTGTTACCGCCACCGCAATTTCTTCGATTTGTGCGTGGGATAGAATCATCAGCAGCCCTCCTTTGCTTCTACAAACCACTTGTTACCTTCTTGGAACAGGTAGGACTCCTTTCCCTTGATCATAACTGTGTAGCGAATACCTCCGCCTCCGACTTTGTCTGATGAGGCGCGGCATCTATAGGTGATTTTGTCGATTTCAAATATCCGGCCATTAAGCCAGCGAATGTGACGTGGGCGGATTGCACCCTCCTCATCCACATCGAGGTTGACTGATACATACGCTTTTCTACATTTGACTGCCATATTGCCCTCCTATCCAACGAAAAAACGCATTTAACACGAACAACTTTGCGTGCAGGTGTTGACACCCACGATTGCGTGTAGTAGAATAAAATACGAACAAAGTTTCGCGTTGTGTTGTTATTTTAGTACACACATTCTTTCGTGTCAAGTGCAAAATGCGAAAAAGTGTTCGTGTTCATCTGAGAGTTATGAAAGAGGTGCTTTATGGTTTTTAAGGAACGTTTGAGGGAACTGCGAATTGAAGCTAATTTGACGCAGGCTGAATTAGCAGAGCGGGCCGGTGTTTCTACCCGCACAATCCAGAACTATGAGCTGGGAACCCGGAAGCCAGTGCACATGGAAATGGTGCAGAAGCTTGCAGCGGCACTTGGCACAACAACTGAGTATCTGTTGTCCGAGAACGAGGTCTTTGTTGCACAGGCCTCTGATCAGTATGGCCGCCGCGGCATGATGCAGGCCAAGGAGCTGATTGACGGCATGTCTGGCC